GTTTAGCTTGATCAGCGACTAGGCCGTTAATTGCGCCTTCCTTTACTTCTCTAATTCTAAGTAATCGCAGTCTCTGAGCGTCAGTAAGACTTGTGTTTTTTAATAATTCATCAATACGTGCAACAGAGTCTTTTTGTTTATCTAAAGCGCTCTGTAGTGCTGCAAATTTACCTTTAAACCCATCTGATTCTTTTACTGCATCGATAAGCTTCTGAGAGAATTTTTCCATCTCTTCAGTAGCTTCTGCAACATTTAAATACTGTGATATAGACGCAAGGCCTGGTAACGAAGAAAGTGCTTTTAGTAGACTTCCTGTTAAACCTAGAGTTTCTTCAACTGCTTTTTGCTCTTGTAGAGCGTAGACTAGTTGGTTTTTTAAAGATTGTTCGAGACCGATGTTAGCATGTAAGATACCATCTAATTCAGTTGCCCTCATCCGCTCCACTACCAGTTGTTCGGCTGATAGAGTTCCGGAATGTATGCGCTGTTCAAGGACTAGTCTCTCTGCTTTTAAATTTTCAAAAGTTAAATAAGTTTGATCTCTTAAAGTCTTTAATTGTTTAAAGGTTAATTTACCGTATTCAGTTTGTCTATTGACAAGTTTTTGAGTTGTATCTGTTAAACTTTTAACTCCTTTATTAATATTACCGATGTTGGTCTTACCTCGAGTCAATTCGTTAACAATAGCTTGAAAAGACTTAAAAGTATAGCCTAATTGATCGTTAAGGTCTGATATTTCCTTATTAACACTGCCAAGTAACTGATTTGCAGCATCGAGATTCTGAGTTAGTTGACTAGCGTTGGCGGATGATTGTTTTAAAAGATCTAACGTCTGCCTAAAACCAGCATTATTCGGAGCTAAGTTATTAATCTTAGACTCTAATTCTTGTATAAGTCGCTGTAGTTCTTGAGGAGTTGCCATAGATTATCCCTGAAAGGATTACTTATAAATATTTTCAAGACTTGTTTCTATTCATAAGTGTTTCATTAGTCAATTTTTTAAATTGATCTTTGTTAACATTCCCTTCTGAATCTACTAAAGTTGATGAATTTGGTCTACCGGATTGTGCTTGTTTTGCAGCAGCATTCTGGTCTTCATTATACTCTCTTATTTTATTAAAAGTAAACATCCGGAGCCATACCGGCATATTGTAAATAGTATTCCAATCATAACCTCCTTGGCCATGAAAGCATATTTCGTGAATTTGAGTGAATAAAGCCAGTCTTGCCTGGGGTGCATTATTCAAAGTCAGGCCAAAAAAAGGTGATCCCGATTGGGATAGCGACCTCCTCACCACTATTGGTAGTAAATTTTAGATCTACACCGGGCTGGTTTTCTTTTAAATGCTTTCTAAACTCTCTAGAATACCGAGAAAAAAAGTAGTTATCAACAAAACTACTAATGACTGCTTTATCTCTATTACCATCAACAGCTAAAATCATAAACTTTAACCGAGTTGAAAGTTCCGGGTTTAAATCTTTATTGATTTTCTTATAACCTTCAAGTTCTTTATTAATTAAATTCTCATCTTTATGAGTTAAGAACTTATAAATAAGTTTATTACCTGTTTCCGGAATAGTGTATTCAAATTCGTTAAAACCTTTAGTGAATTTCTCAGTATTGAAAGTTTTATTTTCAATTGCTGAAAGATCAACGTTGTAGGTTTCCCCTGCATAATTAAAAGAATAGTCTTTTCCGTAACCTAATACCCTGGCGGCGATCATTAAAGCATCTTTATCTCCAATTAAAAGATCGTCATAGTTAATTTTTGTTACAATTAATGATTTAACTACTTCGTCGATAACGGTTCCTTTTTGGATTAATGCTGAGTTGGTAAGTAAATCCTCCTCTTTGGCGGTCATATACTTCATTTCAATTTTACCGGAAGAGAGTGGGCTTGATTCTTCGTAAAAGAAACCTTTTGATGGTAACTCAATGGTTTCGGTTGGGATTTTGTTTTCTAACATATACTTCTTGGTTATAACTATTCTAATATAAATATATATGAATTAGGTTTAAACGTCAACTAAAACGTAACTTCCTTTGTAATTCATAACGTTTGTAGGTGACCAGTCAATTTCATCCGGGTTGATACCTGATTTTTTAAACGCTTCTTTTAATCCGGTTAAAAACTCTTTTAATTTATCTGAAAGGTCTGGGCTTAGTTCTTCATCGTATACTAAGAAGTCTTCTGCTTTAGTTCCATTAATTGAGATTTCCTGCCTCTCTTCTTCTGCTAATTCTTCAGCATCTACCATATCAATGATGCCGGTTCTTTTATCAGGTAGAATTTCTACGTTTGTGATGGGGATAATGCATGAGAAAGAATGGTTTAACAGTTTCTCAGCGTGTTCTAGCTCATCAACATCCGTAGTAAGCTTCTTTACTGTGCTTCCTTTTTGAAGTGCAATGCCATTATCTCCTCCACCTAACACTGTCCAGCCTTCGTCTTTGAGTTTTGATAACTCTTTCTTTAGTCTTGGTGGGAAAATAACTTCGTTTAGTAGCTGTATGAGTTTCATGTAATAAAAAAGCCCTCTCTAATAAATAGGAGGGCTCTTTTTTTAAAGTTGTTATTGTTTAGTAGTTCAGTACACAGTAATCCATTCCGATGTTCAAGGTGATGTTCTGTGCTTCTGCATCAGTATCCCAGTTAAGATCGGCAAATTTAGCAGACTTAATGAATGCTCCTTTGATTACCCATTCTGAAACGATATCACCTACAGGTCCTAAGATATCAATAGTTAAATCTTTCTTATAAAAGTCACTATAGCCATCACGGCCAGTTACTGATTCGTGATGAAGGCGTACCCACTCCATTACGGCTTGAGCACCAGAAGGAGTGATTGGATCGTAAAGGGTCATTGAAATATCAGACCACTTAGATTTTCCTTTTACTTTTCTGTATATATTAATGTGATTTAAAGTAATTTCTTCTGCAGTTACTTCAACTCCGGTTACACCTTTGATGAAGAATGAAGGAATACCATTCACGTACATTATAAATCTATTCGCTACTTTGGGTTCAAAGGCGGTGAAGAATATTTCGTTAGGTTGTAATACTGCCATGTTGTGTTATTTTTATCAGTTATAAATAGTTATTAACCTGGGAATGTAGCTCCTGTTGGTGTTAAATTGAAGTCTAGGTAGATAAATTCAGCAGTCTTGGTAGGCTGTAAGTAAATCTGACCTACTAATTGGTTTCTGTCGATTACATCAGCAGTGTTATTAGAGTCATCCATGATTACTTTGAAAGCGTAAAGACCTTGTCTTTGCTGTACTGAAGTCAAGTAAGGATTCACTTCAGCTAGGAAACTATTTCTAGTTGCTAAGGTATTTTGTTCGAATACTAGAGTGTCTGCAATTTGAGAGATGTAATCTTTAACTGTGATCAACAATCTTCTAACGTTTACCCGATCCAAAGCAGAAGCTTTTTTCTGTAATGTCTTTTGACCGAATACTACAACACCTTGGTTAGGGAAAGTAGCGATTGGGTTAACGTTACCTTGATACAAAGTATCTCTGTCTCCTTGAGTTAATTTTCTTTCTGCTCTCACTACTGTAGATAAACCGCCTCTATTAAATCCAGCCGGTGCAAACCAAGCCTCAGATGAGTTATCGTTAAATGCATATACTGCAGGGATTAAAGTAGAAGCTGGAGCCCAAACGTTATTTCCTAAATCCGGATCTGCTGTCTGTACCCATGGCCAATAAGTTGCACCGTAAGATGTATCCATCGCTAATGCTTGACCGGTTACTGAAGCTATAGCAGTTCCGTAAGGAACCATATCAACTACTGCAATATTGTCGCCTCTATTCTGTGCGTTAGTTACTATTGTTGAGATTTGAGAAGCAGCACTCACTCTATTTAAGCCAGGAGCTGAAATTACATTGTAGCTATATTCGTCAGGATTAGCGAGTAGGTTTAACATTACTGTGTAGTCACTTCCTGTAACACCTTGAGCATCTGCATTAGCAGTTAAACCAGCTTGATCGTAGAACTTTGCTACTCTTTCTGTGAAAGGAGTACCAGCAGCTCCGTTGAATGAACCTGAGCTAGCGATTGGTAGCGAACCGGTAAATTGATTCTTGGCAGTTCCGTTGTTATCGAAGTAGTTTGGAGTCTGGTAATTTACAGATTTAACTCTTACATAAGCAGAAGCGTTAGCATAAGATCCGGTAGTTTGAATGTAATAAGTTGAACCGTCAGTTGCAACTGTTTGTGTTTGATCTCCTAATACTCTTGAGATGTAATTAGAAGCTTTAGGATCTAATGATAAGTTAGTCCATGTTTCTAATACTGTTCTTGAGTTAGCTGTGTCGCTACCTTGTCTAATTAACAACGAGAAAGTTCCTGAAGCTGTATTAGGGGCGACAATTTCCCATCTGATGTTATCAGTGGACCCGGTAGCTAAAGCGCCACCGCCTACTTCAGTAACGCCTGTGTTCATGATAGTTCCTTTAGATAATGTTTCTAATACAAAAGGAGCTAAACCTGTAGTAGGTCCGCCTGAACCAGTAGCCATTAATGAGGATGTTGCTGATGTGTAAGTACCGTTCGTAACTCTACCTACTAACAAAGAATCACCACCGTTCTGGAAGTAATTAAAGGCTGCGATAGAGGTGAAATAGGTATAGTAATCTGAACCTGATTGAACCAGGGTTCCGAAGATGTTTTGGTATTGTGAGTAAGTAGTAACAACAGTCGGTACTACAGGTCCTTTTACTGCAGGACCTAAGATGGCTGCTCCGGCCTGTAGGGGCTGGGCGGTCAAGAATGACTTGTCGTTTTCTCTTGCTAAAACACCTGGGGATAATAAAGTTTCTGCCATTTTATTTTAGTTTGTTAGATAGTTCTAATATAAATAGCAAACAACCCTTCAAAAAGTTCTTAGAGGTTGTTGATATCTCCTACAACTTCAGAATCAAAAGTTACTTTTCCTGCAGTAAAGAACTTCTTTGTTGCTACTAATCCCTTATTGATTACACTAGGAATAATATAACCGTACATTTTAATATTGAAGTTAGTCTTAATCAACCTTTCTTCTCCCTGGTTTAGTGTTTCGTTGTTAGTAAAACTATCGATCCGGGCACGGAATTTAAATCTTTGAGGATCTCCCCAGTATGAATCTGATGAGTAGTTAACTCCTTCTACTATCTGGTTCATCTGCTCGATATAATAGGTCCAGATGATACATTCGTAATTCAAAGTAACGTAATCCGGAATTACTACTGCTTGATAGGCGGTTACAGGTTTTCTGTTATTTAACAAATCAAAATTAGAGTAAGAATCACCCTTCTGGTAGGTTTTACCTGCTACTGCATAGTTATGCGGGTTATTAGCATCTAGCTTATTTCCAACAACATAGGACTTATCCATCGATGTTCTTCTGAACATGATGATAGGTGCCATAATTGCATCATTCTTATCTCTATAATAGCCGTCTTTTTGAACTGCTTTCCATCTTTCAGGATTTCCATAGATGATCGGAACAGCTATTTGAGTTCCGTTTTGATAAACTTGAGGTTTAATTACATTACTAAAATAGTAGGCAATAGTCTCATCTATATCCCCGATACCAACTGTATAATCTTTAGCAGCATCATCTTTAACAGAGATCTGTTCTGCACGGTAATTCTTAGCAGTTGCAGGATTTTCAGGATTCTGAAATACTGGTAATGGAATAACCGAATTATTTGGGTTATCTAATAGCGGGGTTTGTTGAGAGATTGAAATTTCTCTCTGTGTCTTCGGTACCGGTTTTCTAATTTCTCCCATTACATTCTTTCTTTAGTTATTCCAAGTTTGTCTGCAGGTACGAGGTGAGCCGACATTACTATACTGATTGATGAGCCATATTGATCTAACCCTTCAGAATACGAGTATTCCGGTACCTTTCCTACGAAGTATTGGTTGTCAACAACTGTATCTACTTCATAGTAATTTTCATAGTAGAATATGATGTCTCCAACCTCAGGAGTAATCTCTGCATCAATTAAATCAGCTCTAAAAAATGCTAATGAAATTACACGGCTGGTATCTGGTCCGAATGAATCTGAGGTCCAGGTCTGATCTCCATGTTGAATTAAGACGTTGAATAGGATTGGTGCACTGAAGAATTTATTTACTGCCTCTCCGTACATATTGGTTGTAGAAGCTCCTAGAGTAACTTTGTAATAGCCGACCTGCTGAGTTACGATATTAGGTAGTAACTCCCGGTTGATGCTATTGATCAACAATACGTCTCTAGATCTTCCAAATAAAGCCATTTATATCTCTTCAATTTTCTGTAATTGTTTGGTACTATATTTAAATTTCTTTAAAGTAGGAATGGTTGACATTGCTTCTTTTTTAATTAATTCAAAGGTTTCCTGTCCGGGCTTTAATGTAACTACTTTTAATTGAAGTAATCCTCTTGGATTTAAGTCTTCTTTATCTGTTTTATTGTTTACAACAGTAACATAACGTAGACCTCTGATTAGCTGAGCGATATCAGTAACGTTGGTTTCATCAGAGAATTCAACATACACTAAATTCTGGTACATTGAATAGGTTACTTCCTTTAATAGGTTTTTTAATTTTACCATGTTATGCTATAAATATTGGTTGTGGAACCATATTGAGTTCCTTCTGTTTATAATCAGCTTCCAAAGATCTTCTTTCCATTAATTTTTCTCTGGATGTTTCTTCTAAGTAAGCTCTTAATCTATCTAAAAGCAAGTTCTTCTCTGAAGTAGCTGCAGTTATAAGATCTGCATGGTTTAGAGTAACTTCTGCTCCCGGAATTGGAACCGTGGTGTACTTACCTCTAATGTATCCGAGCATTTCTTTAACTAAAGATAAGCTATATTCAAAGATCCACTGTCTTCCAATTGAATTAATTTGAGTGTATCTTGGGTTGGTATAAGGAACATTAGAAACGTTAGAAACTAGCCCTGATGAATTTGCCATCACTGGATTGTTTCTTTCTGAGTTTTTAATATATTCAAAGAACATTCTTCCTTCATCCACGGTTGGGATGGGAAATAATCTTAATCTATTATTTACTAATTCGAACGAGTAGTTTGACTTTCTGATTTGATCGTTAAATTCAATGGCTTGAATCTTCTGAAGATCGTAATTGATGGGCATTAACAGAAAGTTGATTGCCGGTGAGTAATTACCCCATCCGAAAGTATCTAGCATATTCATCATTCCTGTTCCTGTTCCTGCATAAGGATCAAAGTAACGAACGATGGCCGGTGGTGATTCATAGAATACCCTCTTAATCTCGATTGTATCACCGGCTGCTAATGATGCAGAAGCGTTAGCCCATGCTGTCATATCGTAATCCTGCTGACCGGCTTTAGTGTAAAAAGAACCTGTATGCCAGGAAACCGTTCCCCCTACTCCTGCTTCTTCTCCGTATTGATTAGACATTCTAACAATAGTTCCGAAGTTAGGTTGAATTACTGCATTATTAAAATTAGAACCGGTCGAAGCTCCTTCCATTGAAAGGTAGTCTTGTCTTACTTTAAATGCATAAATTTCGTTTCCGTAGGTTGTTACTGCTTCTTCAAATGCTGTGTAGAAGTTGATATCCTGTAATTCAACATCAACCAGTGGGTATCCTAATCTCCTTGCACAGAAGTTTGCTACTTTGTCGGCATCTGTTTGAAACTGATAATCATAGTCGTAAAAACCGAATGGAGTATTTCCGGGAAAGAATGAGGATGAACCGGGCCAGATTTGAGCATTAGCCATATACTAATAAATAGTATTGGATTTGCTTACTTGATCTGGGTCATTGTAACTATCGTAGATGGAACCCCTACTCCACCATTTGTTGGTCCAGCAGCTTCAGCAAGAAATAGAACGCTACTACCTCCATTGAGATATGCTACGAGCTCTAGAAAATCACCTGCTATCAGGCTTTCAACGAAATTCCAAGCAGCAACCTGTTTCTGGTTTGAGTTCTGCATTACAACACCTGTATTACTATTTGCTACATTAATTCCATTTTTTCTTAACCATATATGAACATCCGGGGATCCACCGGCTGGACTGGATAGCTGTGCTGAGAACTGTAGGTTATAGATACCAGTTCTAGTTACTGTAATTCTTGAATTTGATACTACTGAAATTCCGTCATTGATGACGGGGGTATTTAGGGTAATGGATGCTGAAGCACCTGATAGTATAGTTTGGGTTGTTGTATCATAGAATGTACCAACAGATAAATTTGTTACCCCGTTATTTGCATAAGAGGAGGTTAAAGCATATGATGCAGAAGTTGCAAATGATGCTGTTCCTGTTACGCTGCCTGATAATGAGCCTGTAATTGAAGTAAATCTTCCTATAGATCCAGAAACTGTTAATCCGCCTAACCCGCCTAAAACGTTAGTTGCAGGATTGTAGTATGGACCATTTGTTCCATCTGCTGCCAATTGATAGAAATCACCTAAAGCACCAGAGCTATTTTTAAATACCAGAGTATAATTTGTATCTGTTGACGGATTTGAAGCAATGTAAGCTGTATTTGCAGACGAAGCAGTCGCAGTTAAAGGACCGATAATTGTGAAAGAACCTGATGTTCTTAGATCATATGCTACTGAACCGGTGAACGCATCTACAAATTGAGATACGTGAACTGCTTGGATGGTTTGCCCGGTTTGAATTTGGGATAAATAATTTACTGCGTTTGCCATTTGTTATAAATAGTGGGAAGATTATTTGACCTTCCCCCACGTATACCAAGCTCTTTCGTGTAAGAAATACAAAGTCATTTTAGTTAATACTTCTAAAGCACCTATTTTTAATCCGGTTACAGGATTACCTGTCACAACCCAACCTAAAATCATAGTATCAATAGTTCCGATCGTTCGCCATGAGATTGTTTTATAGATATGTCTTTTTAAGGCTAACTTTGTTTTTGGGGGGTTGATAGAAGCTACATTATCTTTAATTTCACAAACTCCTTCTGTTGTAATATGAAACTTATCTCCTAATCCTTCAATATAGTCTTTTGTTGTCTGTACTGATGAATTAATAATAATATCAGATACTAAAATTTCTGTATCTCCGTCTAAGAGTCTCCACCGGTCTTTATCTGATGTTGAATGAGTATTGTACCGTACGCTGTATTTTTTTACCTCCTGCTTCATAATTTTCCCTCCTGTCTCATTTGTTCACGGATCTTGGTTGCAGAGATGTCTGCAATTTCTGTCGGTGGGATATGCTCAATAATATCATAACCAACTCCCCTACCGAATTCAATAGAGCAGATATCAGGAATAACCATTACCTTTACTCGAGGTTCGTCTTTATAGAAAGTCGTAATGTTTTCTAGAACCTGCTGAGCTGAAAATGGATTCTTCTCATCGGGTTGAATATCCCTAATGCATATTAATACATTCTTTCCTTCGTCCATTGCTCTCTGAAATAAAGCCTGGTGTCCGGGATGTAAAGGCTGCCACCGGCCAACAAACATTGCATGCTGGTCCGGTTTTGCCGGTAGTGATGATCCTACGTGTAATTTTTTAGTCCAATTTGTCATATTAATTAAATCCTTGATCTCTTATTAAATTTACTGCTATTGCTCTCTTACCTTCCTTTTGAGGATCCATATCATTAATTAAATAACGAGGTCCTCTTTCAAGTCCCATTACCAGTCTATCGTAAGGTATGTTGTTATGTTTTAATTCCCACATGGTATGACCTAACATATCGTGAGGTCTTGCAGTAGTTAAAACAATCATATGTCCTTCTGAATGCTGTTTTTGGAGGTATTCAACTGTTGAAGGTATAGGTTCTGCTTCAGATGATTTGTAGGTTTCGAATTTGCGGTATTTAAAAATAGTACCGTCGATGTCGCAGAATATTGTATTCTTCTTTTCCAAGTTATAATTGTTCTTTTACTAACTTTACTGTATCCTCAATTGACAAAGCGTCAGTATTAATATAAGTACAACTTTCATCTTCGGCAAGCTCAAAGTCTACAACGTGGAAATTTTCTCTCCCTCTTGGATTATCGTAGCTTAAACAGAAGAATTTAGCTTCCGGCATTAAAGTTCTTAAATAATCCCTAACTTCCCTATATGGGAATACCATCGAATAAATTACGTTGGTTTTTATTCCGGTATTAATTAAGTAGTGTCCAATATCGCAGGCTTTAGATAAGTTCTTAATCCTACCTTCCTTTGAATAATCTGTATTCTTAAATACTGCCCGGAATCGATCTCCGTCAATAAGTTCGGTATTAGGTAAA